CCGTTGTCCACGCGCAGGTTGTGGATGGTGTTGATCTCGTCCTGGATGGCCTGGACGATCTGCGGAAACGACAACCCCTTGCTGCGCCCCGGCACCGGAAAATAACACGCTTTCCGGAAGGGCCGACGGCCCGTGGCATAGAGGTTGTCGAGATAATCCCACCCGAGCAGCAGCTCCCCGCGTTCCGGGGCGACCCAGACGACCAGTTCCTCGTCGAGCCCGTCCTCGTCGAGGTCGTAGCGGTAATACGCTTCGAGGATGGCGTATTCCTGGCCGCGCTGCGAGGCGTCGCCGAACTCCTCCACCCCTTCGAGCTGCGCGCGCACGCTGCGCACATCGCCGGCGTCGAGCTGGGCGTTGTCGCCGGCGGGCGTTTCGCCGCGGAGCAGCAGCTCGACGGCGTCCTCGTAGAAGCGCCCCTGGCGGACCTTCTGGCGGAGCTTGGAGGCGTCGAGCCAGAGCCGCTGCATGATCCACGGGAAGTCCTGCGGATCCGACCCGGCGTTGGTCGGCTCGATGATGTCTTCGGCGTTCGGGAAATCCACCTCGGGGCCTTCGTAGATCGTCTCGATGCGGTCGATGAGGGCCTGGATCTCGCCGGGCAGGATGTGCAGCGTGAGCGTCGCCTCGCGCTCCCGGTGCTGCGGGGTGCGCACGGTGATGGTCCACGAGGGAAAGTCGCCCCCCTCGCGCTTGTCGGTCTTGGTGGGCACGTCCGCCCCGAGCACCGCGTCGAGGATGGTGTCGAGCGGCGTGTCCGGCGGGAAGCTGCGCACGGCCTGCACGCGGCGTTCGGTGAGCACCCAGCGGGTCTTGGCGTACACGGTGCCCGGGAGGAGGAACCGATGGGCGGATTCGGTGACCTTCGGGGCGATATCGAGCTGGGTTTGCACCTGCCAGTTGAGGAAGGCTTCCGCGCGTTCCTGCCGGGCCTCGTCGGCGCTCTCGGTGCCCTTGAGGAGCACCGGCGGGTCTTCCCCGAGCACGGCTTCGATGAGACGCGGCTTGAGGGTTTCCACGCCGGTCATCGTGATCGGCACGTGGAGGTTTGAGCAGCCGGGCCAGGGGTAGGTCTTCTCGGGCAGCATGCCGAAGTACTGCCGCTCGTCCTGCGCCAATCGGTCTTCCCAGGCGCTGCGGTCCTGGATCGCCGCATGGAAGTCCGACACGACCAGCCGCGCGAGGTCGCGCGCGGTGTCGGCGTCGAGTTCCGGCAGCAACCGCTTGGTGAGCGTATCGGCGTCGGCGAGGGGCGCTTCCGGGGGGGCGAGGGGGATCTCGTCGCCGAGGTCGTTCATCGCACGGGGGTCCCGTAGCCCTGATACCGCTTCGCGTCGCGGGTCTGGAGCGGGCTGCTCTCGATGGCGTAGCGCATCAGGCCGAGCTTGCGGTGCAGGCCGATCACGAGATAGCGCAGGCAGGCCATGAGATCCGCCCAGGGATGGCTGTCATCGTCGGGATCCGGTTTCTGGCGCCCGTCCTTCGTCATCGGATAGACGTAGCGGCCGAGGAACGCCTGGGTGAGCAGCGGGCACCCGGCGGGATCCACGAGGAGCGACGGGGTGCCGTCCTTGCGCAGCTCCAGGAGCCGGTGGATGAGCGTGCGGGCGTCCTTGCGGGACCAGCCGTATTCGAACCCGGCGTGGATGCCGAGCCCTGCGAGCACCTCGACGTCGCGGCGCTCGTTGTGCTCGCTTTCGAGGCTCTTGACCTGCTGGCCCGCGGGGTCGCAGAAGTCCTCGAACCCGGCGGCATGGTTCGGATACCACTCCGCACCGCGCTGGAGCACGTCGCCGGCGAAGTCGTGGGTGGTTTGCTTGGCCCCCACGAGTTCCTTGAGCACGCACAGCCGGCCTTCGCCGTCGATCTGCGCCCAGAGACACGCCGGGGTGATCCACCCGAAGTCCCAGCCCCGGTAGATCACCTTGTGTTTCCGGAGCGTCTGCCCCACCGCGTGGTGCGTGCTGGTGAAGGCCGGGAACACGCGGGCGCCATACCCGGCCGACCAGTTGATCTCCATCTCGCGGGCGAAGTCGTTGGGATCGGGATACGAGTCGTGCATGGCGGCGAGCCATTGCTGGGCTTTCGCGGCCTGCGCGGGGTTGGACGACTGTGGATTCTTCTCGGGATCGGCGGCGTAGTGCCACCGGATGGCCCAGAACCCGAGCGCGTTGCGGAATTCCGTGAAGGGTTCCACGTTACCCGTCGATCCCCTGGGCGACGGCGTCGAGCGCGAGGCCGTGCCACAGATGGTAGAAGAAGTTCCCCGCGCCGCCGTTGGGCGTCGAGAGACAGATGAGCTGGGCCCCTTTCTGGACCAGGGGGGCGATGGCGGTGTAGGTGCCCTTGGCCTCGTCGAGGAAGGCCATCTCATCGAGCACGATGACGGTGCCGGTCTTGCCGCGGATCTTGTTGGCCCCGCCGGGCAGCGCCCGGATGATGGACCCCCGGGGATACGTGATCTGGCCCTCGGTATCCCGGATCGGCTGGCGCATCCACGCCGGCAGATGCCGCTCGATGAACTGGCAGCGGCCGAAATACCCGCCGTCCTTCGAGCTGGACGCCATGGACACCACGTTGTTGGCGTCCTCTTCCGACTGCGTCTGGTAGAGGATCGCGGCGTTGTCGTGGAAGCGCGCCATCCAGCACATGTAGGCCGCGGTGGCCCAGGTGGCGAGGATCTGGCGGGACTTCGCGACGGCGATCTTCTTCTCGGTGGCGAGCCGCGTCCAGAACGTGTGGACGTCCTCGCGGTACCGCGGGAACGGCTTGGTCGGCTGCGTGGGGTCCGCTTCGTCCTTCGTCACCACGAACGCCGTCCAGAACCATCCGTCCGTCTCGCAGCGCTTGAGCACCTCCAGCCGCGTGGCCCGCAGCAGCGCCTCGGCCTTGTCGGGCGGGAGATCCGCGAGCCGGCTGCTCCACGCCGCGCGGGCCTCCGGGGACGCCGTGGCGAGGGAGTCGAGCAGACTCACGGCTTGGGCCCCACGAGCAGTTCCACGAGCTTGGCGATCTCGGCGGACGCATCCGGGGTGGGCTGGTTGATCACCGCCACCTGGAGCGGCGCGGGGCGCCCTTCGCCGGCGGCGGAGGCCCACACGCGTTCCATGTTGGACAGCCCCCGCGCCACGAGATCGAACGTTTTGGCCTCGCGCTGGTCGATGGTCTCGGTGACCCACGCCATGCCCTTGACGGCGATGTCGAGGGATTCCGAGAGCGCGTGCGCCCGCACGAGCTGCCGGACGTCCTCGATGAGCTGCGTGGTGTCCACCTCGCTGAGGATCTCGCGCACGCGAGCATGCTGCAGCTTCAACCCCCGGGCGATGCCGTTCACCCCGATCGACGCCGCTGCCATCATGGCCACCTGCATCCGGCGCGTCTCATCGCCCAGCACCCCCTTGGCTCGCACCGGCTGGGTCTTCTGGGCCTCGTGGCGGGTGCGCCCCGCGCGCGTCGGCTCCACGCGATCCTGCAGATCGCGCCGCGCATCCTGCCGCCGGGGTGTCGCCGGTTCCGGGAGGGGGTCCGGGATCCCCGGGGGGGTCACCGCCACGTCAGCCAGAGGATCCCCAGGAGGCACCCCAGCATCGCCAGGATGCCCCACGTGTGGTTCCGATCCAGATCCTCCGACTCCCACCGGGGCTTCCGGAACCCCGGCTGGCCCTTCGTCACCCAGGGCACCCACCGGTGCCTATCCCCGCCGGAATCCACGCGACTCCGGTCGCGCCCGCGCCGCCTGCCCCTGCGGCGGCCCCGCCGGCCGCTGCTGCGCCAGCCGCGCCCCGTGCGCTAACCGCTGGATCGCCGCCTGCCCCAAGGGCGACCTCCCCATATCCGACCCGCACACCGGACATTGCGCCGGCGCCTTCCCCTTCGACTCAGGCATCCCCGTCTCCTCTCACCCACGCCCACAGCACACAACACCCAATCACCACCGTCAATACCCGCGCCCACATCCCCTCCCACACCCCGTCCCCATCCCACCCCATCTCCATAGACGGCCTGTCTCCCTTCTACCACACTAGGCGCACCGCCGGCACGGCTCCACCAACTTATGCCGGGTGCACCACGCTCCCCCCCGGC